ATATACTATTAATTGTGTTTATTCTTTCCTTATTAGAATCAGCATTGAGGGTTTTTAATTCCATATTTAAAGACGCATTTTTTTCATTAATGGCTAATATGGTAGAAGAAGATTTTTCTGACTCTGCTAATTGTCGAGTAACTGCAGACTGAGCTTTAGCCTGGTCTAAATAAGCCCCAGTTCCAGTATTTAAATATATATCTATAATAGATAGTTTTTGTATACTTTTATCGTATTCGTCGTTGATTTTAGCTTGAGCCAATTCCAGTTCTAGAGTGCTTTGTTTAATATAAAGCAGCTCTTCAGCAACTGCTTTTTGAGTAGCTAATTCGGATGTCTGTTGTTGATACCCCTTAAGTATACTATCTATTGCATTAACTAATTGTAAATTAGTACTATATATAGCCTTAATATTATACAATAATTTTATAGACTCGTCGTTAAAAGCTATTTCTCTTTGTAGCTTACCCATGTCTATCTGTTCTTCTTGTTTAGCCAAATTAATTTCTGCTTGTTTTTTATCAACTGAATCTGTATATAAGGACGTTAATTCTTTTGTAATACTAATTCTACTTTCTTCATTAGCTATGCTTTTTTCCTGTAAGTCAAAAAGATCTTTTTGATACTTAAGTTGAGGGCTAATTATTGAACTAATTTTTAACCCTTCTCTTTGAATTTCCAACGACCTTTGTTGGTTGTTCATCTGTTCTAGTATGACCTTATTACGATCTTGCTCAAGTTCCACCGTACTTGCTATTGCTATTTTTTGAGAGGTTATTGCTACTGTATTTAATTGCATAGCTGCTAAATTTTCTTCTAATTGAATTTTATACTCTAACTGAGTATTTATATTTTGTAGCTCTACCGATTCTCTTGAGTTAGGCACTAAAGCACTAAGGTCTTTACTTACTTGTAGGCTTGCTTTTTGTAATGCTATGTTTTGCTCTAACAATATATTTTCTTTAGTAATAACTTTTAACCCGTCTATCTTAACCACAAGAGCGTCGTATTGAGCTCTTCCGGCAGCCGTAGCAGTTTCCTTAGCTTTATCGGTTGTTTGATTCCACAACCCTTGAGCAGCGCTTAGTTTTACAAATAAGCTTTCACTAGCATTTAATTTAGCAGAATCTTGTAAAGTAGTTCTTAAGCTAACCCAGGCTTCTTCGAAAGCAGCTAAACTAACCTTAGCGTCAGCCGCTTCCGCTGCTGTTTTTTGTACTGACCCAGCCGCGTTTAGCATATCGCTAGTTAGTGGCTTCGTTACGTCCCCAAGATCCCTTAGAGTTTGTGTATATTGCCACATAGCCGGGTTTAATTCTGAAAAGGCTACTAACTGCGTTGATAATGCTACCCTAAGCCCCTCTTGCGCTTTCTTAGATTGGTCTGTAGATATATTTAATATATCAATAGAAGAAGCAAACCCAGTAGATACAGTAGATAATTCATTAAAATCTGCTGCAACTCCAGTAATTACACCAGAATAAACACTTAACGTATTAATAGCTTGTTGTTCTTTTTTACCTATATCAGATTTAGAATAGTCTGCCTGAGCTTTAGTTAATTCTATAATTACACTCTTATATGCATCTACGGAGGCTATCTGATTATTTAAATTATCAATTTGTTTACCTACCATCACTGGATCTAATGAAGTAGCTGCATTACCTAAATATTTAACAGATTCTGAGAACCCAGTCGCGTATGCAGCAGCTGCCCCTTCTTTCATTAATTCTAAGTCTTTAGTAACTTCTTTAGCTCTTTTTGAGGTTTCCTTTAAACTTTTATTAAATTTATCAGTGGCTTTAGAAACATCATTTGAGCTAAATCTTTTATATACTTCCCATAATCCGTCTAAGGCTATAAAAGCAAACCCTACCCATCCCGCGATATTAAGAGCCCCTAATACAAATCTACCTACTCCAGAAGCTACCGTTTTTACACTGTTAAGACCTGCTGCCGCAGTAGCGGCCATTTTTTTAGAAGTTAGCGCAGACTGTTCCTGAAATATTTGATTTCTTAAAGCCATTTTTTCCAGAGCAGTGGCTTGAGACTCATCTATTAGTAATAAAGCTTCTTTGTAGTATCTAACCTCTAATAGGGTCATATTTTTAAATTGACCGGCCATAGTTACGACAGTATCTTCATGCATCCCTAACATGGATTTTTCTATAGCCGCTATCTCTTTTACTTTTTTCGCAACCGATGCTGGGTGTACCATCTCCTCGCTGGCGATTCGTTTAAATGTTACTCCGGGATCTATGCCTCTAGCAGAAACTTCACTATTTAGTTCTTTTATTACATTAGAGGCCCCCTCATATTGTACAGTTAGCCCCAATAAACTTAATTTAGTTTTCTCTATAGAAGCTTGTGCTTTAGCCTGAGAAGCAGCAAAAGTTACCCCAGTTTCTTTAGCACTTGCTTTTAAAGAATCCATACTAGGTAGCATTTGTTTTAAAACTGTGAACGATAATGTACCAAAAGCAGCCACCGCAGAAAAAATATTATCAGTAAGTACGGAGGCAAGAACTCCTGATACGGAATCTATAAATGGCAATATTTTATTTAAAGCTTCTGTAAACGCTACCCCTAATTGTCGTACAGAATTTGCCGCGGGTTCCGCGGAGCCTGAAATAGCGTTAAACTTTTTATCAGCTTGATCTAATGTAAAATTATAAACAGCTTGAGTTCTTTCATATAGTGTTAAATCTTTAACGTTTTTACCCTGGGCTCTGGCATATACCTCAGATGCGTCTTTAAGTCTTAAAATAATACCAAGTTCATCTAATAGTTCTGGCTCTGCTTTAGTAATACCTCTAACTAACCTATTAAATGTATCAGTTAAGTCTCTACCTAAAGTTTTAGATATTATATTAGATGCTGCAGCCAGCCTAGTTAATTGATCCGCGCCTAATCCAGCCGCCGTTCCTATTGCAGCAGCCTGCGCTGATTGAGAAAAAGTTAATTGTGCTTCGGTAGCAGCTTGAATAGATTTAGTTAGAGACGTATATCCTACTCCGGTAGCTGCTGTTAATGCTTTTTGACCTTCTATTAGTATTCTAAAATCAGCGGCTGCCAGTAGCCCTCTGTATGCTGCGGTAAGTGCGAAAATTTGAGAGGCTAAAATAGCGTAAGCAGGAACAATTCCTCCAGAGATGCCTTGAGACATCTTAGAGAAGTTTTTGGTAGCACTAGATGATGTCTGGGCTGCGCCTTTCAGATTTCTGTCTGCGTTTGCGGCACTTACACCAGTTTTTTGCAGCTCAGTATTAACCTTAGCAGCATTTACAGCTACCCTTTTGGTAGTGCCTTTATCATCTACAATTACGTCTATATATACAGTATTCTTTGCCATTATCCTTTTACGTTGTGAGCATAATTTTTTGCTCCTGCAGCTCTTTCAGCGTTCTTTCTTTTTTGAGCAGTTCTATCATTTTGGAATTCAGTAGAGTGTGTTTCAATAGTTTTCATAATTTCAAGTGTAACAATTCTGTCTTCTATTTCATATATATTAAAAAAGGCTTCAATAGGCGACCAGTCTTTTCCAAAAAAAGTGCCCGTTGCTCCGTCCCACCTATCAGACAATAATCTATACAAAAAAAATGCCATCTGAACCTCATAGGGAAAGTCCCCAGCGTCCAATGGCATTTTATCAGGATCGGGCATTTGCCCTAGTTGTTCACAAATAGCTAAATATTTTTCTAAGGAAATATCCTGCTCTTGACGAACTTTTTTACGAATAAGCCGACTTATTTCGTCGATTTGTTCTTCGTAAAATTTGTGAGATCACCCACAGTTTCCGTTACCCAAGTATCAAAGTCTACAGAATTTTTCATCAGAGTTTCTGAGTTAGCTTGAGTATAAGGAAGTTCCGTAATATCTAGTCCCGACACATCCACTAATAGAAGTTCTTCTAAGTATGATAGTTTAAGTCCGGACCAACCTTTAATTACAGCTTTTACATATTCACTTAAAAATCTATCGTCATCTAGAACTTCTTCTGGCTGACGGGTTTTACGGTTAAATTTTTGCGTTGTAGAACGTTTACGTAACTTTATTAGTTCTTCCCTTGCTAGAAAACATAAATCAACTGAGAAGCCAGAATATCCTGGGTATTCAAAATTAACTGTTTTACTGGGAGTTAACAAACTTGAGAGCGAAACGCTCTCCTTAATTTCTTCATCTTTCATAAAAAGGCACCTTAAGTTAAGGGGAGGTAAAATCCCTCCCCTATTTCAACAATTATAGATTACAAGCATCTAAAAGTCAACATTTATTTTTATATTAGTTATACGTAAACTGGTCCGACTGCTAGAATAGTAGCTTCGTCGGTACTGCTCAATGACCCTGGCAGTCCTGAGAACGTAAACTCTACCCCAATAACATCTTCTACAGTATGCACTGGAATTTCCATATGTGCCTTAGGAAGATTGAATACTAGTCTTGGAGTACCCGCTCCGCCAATATTGAATATAAGAGCGAAGTCATGAGTTGTAATAGAAGTAGCATTAGCCATATCTTTATATAGCTTTCCAGTAGCATTTGCTGCCTGGTCGTCGTCTAAGTACGCAGTAAATGTACCACTAACACTACGAGTTCCAGTAACGTGTCCAAGTGGAATATTAACAATAGCTAGTTCTTCTGGAGTTAGATACGAAATGTTGTTTTCCAGAGTAATAGATCCACCAGTTACAACTAGAGTGTAGTTGTTAGCCAAACCTGCGGTTCTCTGGGTACCACTGGTAGTTACGTTCATTGTGGTTAAACGCTGACGAATAAACGTATTGGTAGAAGTAGATGCTTCTGTTATAGTGTTAGCGATTTTAGGATTAGTATTAGTGGTTACGATATTTTTAGCATATCCTGACCACTGCACCATCGCAATACCTTCGATATCAAAATCAATTGTAGCTGAGTTCACACAGGCATCTACTAGCTTATATGTAGTATACGGGCCTGCAGCACCTGGAGTGGAGGCTCCTAGCACGAAGTACAGTTCAAAAGTTCTAAGCGCTGTTTTATTTGATTGAGCGAAAGTAATTAACTCACTAGTTGAGTTAGAGGTAACAAAACCGTTAGACCATGCAGCATTAGTTGTGCTATTAGGATTAATAAACGTAATATGACTTCCTGCAGAAAAATAAGCCCAAAGTGGCTCGTCGACCAAGTGCATATTGTTTGCACCGTTATCTGCTTTACCGGTATTAAGTGTATGTGTTCCTTGCGACTTGAAAGGTCGTACATAGGTAGATAGGCTCCACTCTACTGGGGCTAGCGCAGTATTAAATACCGCCTTACCTCTTCTACTGGTATTGTTAACATCTGCTGCTTCTAGCAAAGTAACTTCAGATGCTTCTGTAGCCTGACTAAAGGAGTAACCGTCTAATACTGGGATTTCCCACATTTGACTGTTACCTACTGCGTCAGACTGTAAATCTTTAATATACACTTTAGTATTTCTACTAAGTTGTAGTATTTCTGCCATTTTTATCTCCTAACTGATTTCTCAGCGTCGAGCCTCGTCATTTCTATCTTCTTTTTGAGACTCAAAAAAGAAGTTAATACCTTACTTCACACAATATGGAGCCGATTCCTAAAGGAGCCATTACTCCCTCGTCTGTGTCGATACTCGATATTGATATCATTATAGTATAAGATTCATTACCTAAACGATCCGTATACATTAACCTACTGTTTTCTTCTATACTGGTCTCTACATCTTCCAGTAAAGATTCTAAAGCTTGTACGGGGTCCTCTTCACTTACATAACAAGTTATATTTAAAGTTAGAAATCTATCTTTAAAGCCTCCCCCTTGATACTGTCTTAATTCTCCCCCAGCACTTACGCATATAGTAGGGAACTCTTCTATTTCATCCCAGTATTTCATTCTAGGGAAAACATTACCAGCAACATCATTTAAGTAATTAGAAGTGCCATTTATATTCTTAAACTTTTCTACTAAAGCATTTACTATGCTAAGTCTTCTAGTGGTATATAAACGTTCCAATTACATTCTCCTAGTATACATTCTACCTATAAAAAGTTGAGCTGCTATTTCCCTTATAGACTTATCTATTAAAGACCTAGGATCTCTATCAGGGGTTGCCCACGGTTGTTTCCCTACTCCCATTTCAAACACTTGATAAGGAGATTTTTCGTACGTGTACCCTATACTTGGGAATCCACGATTTGTAATTTGAACGTCTATAGCTCGCGTGCTTTCTGAAAATCTACCTGTTCTATTTTGTAGTCTAGGTGCATCCATGTTACTTCTTACTGTTCCTGGCAATCTAGAATTAATATAAGCTAGTAGCTGTAGCGCATTGATTGCGGGTTTATCTTTAGGAGCAGGTCTAGCTTGTTGAGTTACTGCTCCCTTCTTTACTTTTATCTTAAGTTTTTCAGTATTTACTCTTTGACCGATTTTAACCTTTGAAATCTCGTTCCACTCTGTCATACCTTTAATAACAGATTCAGCTTTTACAGAGCCTTTTACTCTGGCCTTTTTTAATTCCTTAGAAAGTCCATAAGTTAGTATGGATAAAACTCTATCATTTAAAGAGGGAGAATAAGGCTTAGAAGGATCATACTTAGTAACAAAGTTTTTTAATAACCAATCTTTCAAGTATTTTACTAGTGCCTTCTCTCTTCTGGAATCGAAGTTATTATTGCCGGATGACTGAAAACTAACAATAGTTACAAAGTTTTCTTTATGTCTCCCTGAGTCGTCATAAAAGTGGTTATGTACCCCTCTTAACGCAATTTCGTCTAATCTATAGGTACTTAACTTACTCAGGTCTGTTGTTGTGGGGTCTACATTATCTGTAAAAGCTACATTAAGCTGCTTAAATAAAAGGTTAGCCTCTCCCGCTAGTGCTGTGTCCCCGGTATCTAGGGCCTTCAGCCCTGTCTCTCTTAAATATCTTCCCGCTGCTACTTGTGCTACAGATACGCCTGCTCCAGCTCCGTGTCCCCCCTGTACTATTCTTTGTGCCCCCGCTTCCCCTTTAGTATTAAGAAGATAAAAAGAACGCTTTAATGTTGTCTCTTTACCTTTTATATTTTTCTCACCTGTAGGCTGCACAAACAATTCATTTGTATCGCTTGTAGCCCACTTATATAGATCATCTACTATTTTCTTCTGTAGTTTTTGAATCTGATTGTGGTCTAGTACTATATAAGCTTCTCCAGCTAATTTACCTTCTTTTTCAAATACTTTAATTAAATTATGTATTTGTTGCCATCTATTTTCCGGTAATCTTTGTTCCTTAGTATGGGGGTCTATCCCCATAATTAATCCTTCCCCTCTAACTCTTTTACTTACTAACGTTCCTTTAGCTGCGGCAGCTGCTTCAGTAGCGTGTAGTTTTGTAAGTTCTATTAATTTATCTTCAGCTAATCTAGAGGCTTTGCTTTTACCTGCAGAACTTTTGTCTCTTAGAAGTTCGGTCATCGAAGCGCTGGAAAATAAACTGTGAGCTGCAATTTTTATCTCACCTCTATCTGCCACGTATATAGTACCTAATTGATTTTCTAATAGGTCTCTTTCTACTTTCATCCTAGCAGTCAGATCGTCGTTCATCTTCTTGCCTATAGACATCCAAGTATCAGTCATAGTCTATAGATATCGAGTACTCTTTTAATATAGTCTGGGAAACTGCCGTCATCTGCATTAGGGGCATATGATATAGATGCTGCTCCTAGTGTACGTCTATCTTTTCTTTCGTCTTTTAAATAATAAGTTATTAGATCAGCTACTGCTAATTTTAAGTCTTGCGGCGCCGAACTGTACCCTGATCTATATATAACTTTTACCGCGCCCGTACCTGTGGGCCAGTCCATGTATCTTCCGGTTGCATCAATTCTAAATATACTATCTGATACATTATCTACCCAGTAATCTGTATCGGCCACTAGTAGTTCATATACATCGTCAGGAGCAATTCTTGTGTAAACTCCTGTAACAGAAACTATAGGGCTAAACCTTAACTGTACAGTATAGGTAGACCATTGAATGTTAAATACTTCCGTGTATTCAGTGCTAAAGTAGTCAATAATAGTATTATTGCAATAATTTTTTACGAGTTGGCTAATAGATGGTATAAGCATATTAAGTTTCTCATCGTCTTTTACGCCGGTGATACCTAATAATACTTTGTAATCAGTTATAGTTATTAAATCCATAGAGTTAACCAACTTGTAAACAATTGGAGCGAGTCCGACTATGTTTAGAAAACCGTTATCTATTATCATGATAATAAGGGGAGCAAGCTCCCCTTATAGAGCTATCATATATTAGGTAGCTGGGTATTGTAGAGCTCGGATAGAAGTCGCACTGTCTATCAGGTCGATGAAACCAAGACGTTGCGATGCAACTAGAACTCGACGTTGGTCTTCAACTAGATAGTCAGATTCTACAGTCAGGCCGCGGAGGCGAGGACGAATGTAGTTACGTGTATAAACTGCGGCTGCGCAGAATACGCTGTTAGTCTTAGCTTTGTATTCGTCGCAAATTATTACTCTGCTCCCGAATACTTGGCCAACTTGACCACTAACTTTTGTAGCTTGATTTCCAACTAGGTTCATATCTTGGAATTCTACGTCTTCCAGAAGTTCGAAGTATGATTGTTGGCTAACGATGTAAATTACATCTTCCGCACGTACCCCGTACTTGCCTAGATTCTTACGAGCTCCTAATAGTTGTAGAGCTGTCATAACAGAAGTAGCTAGGTTACCTGTTAGGAACGATTGGTTGTTGTCTGTGTCCGCAATGGCTATAAGCCCTGCGTAAGACGCGCCACCAGTACCAAATGGACCGTCAGCGTGGTCACCAACTAGGATTGAAGATTCTACTGCACGTGCGTGTGAGCGTACCATGCTTTCACGAATTAAAGGAAGAATTGGTAGAATCGCATCTTCTTCTGTTTCGTTACCAATATAGCTTCTTGAAATTAGTTTCTTGGTGGTTAGGATACGTTCGTTCATCGTAACACCAAGGTATGCTGAACCATAAGCATTGCTTCTTGGATCTAAGTTACCTTTTGACTTAGAAATACCACTAGCCGTTTGGTTAGCAGTAAATTCAGCATATCCTGCATCTGGCAAGATAGGAAGAATCATACTAGCAGCATTCATTTGAATCTCTCTAAATAGAGGAGCTAGCACGAGTTCGTTTTGAATATCTCGTTCGATATTAGTAGAAACGATCTGTTCGAAGTCAGCAGATGATACTTCAACACCGGCTTGAGTATTAACCTTATTAATAAGATCTTTACCAAACTTAGTATCCATCCAATTTTTGTTAGTAGCTAGACCCAATACATACGCATCGTCTAGATCTTTCTTAAAGGCAGCTTTCCAGTCGGAGTTTCCTCTTTCGGAGAAGATACGCTTTGATTCTCTAATGCTTTGGATTTCGGTTGATTTTTCAGCGATTTCGCTTTTTAGTTCGTTAACGATCTTTTCTAGGTCAGAGTTCTTAGCTGCGAAACGCTTTTCAATGTCTGCAACTAATCTTTCTGCGCCGGTAACAACGGCTACGTTAATTCTTTCCGCGAGAGCATTAGCATCTGCAGTAGCTTTAACCGCTAGTTCTGCAGCCGCACGAGCTTTCTCTTCTTGAGCAGCTTGAGCAGCTACAATTGTACTCGCAGTTTTTTCTGCAACTGAAGCTAATAGCGCTTCTAGTTCTTTTGGATCCATTTTTCTTATCTCCTTGGTTGCGGCGGAGGCCGCATCTTCTGGCGAAGGTTTTACTAAAGGTGCGGCAATTACTGCTTCTTTAATGGTTTCTTGGCCGTTACTAATTGATCTAATAAATTTTTCTACGTCTTCCGGATTTTCGAAAGACTTTGCAAGAGAAAATACTGCCTCTTGATTTGCAGGAATAGAAACTACAGAAATTTCAAATAGTTCTGCATCTTTAATTATAAAGCCTTCTGTCTTGTCGTCGTACTCAGCGTCTTTAATTCTAAAGCCTACCGAGAAAGCACCTAAAACTCCGTCTTTAATTAATTCTCCTATATCACCAGAGGCTTTTGAAATTTTAGCTTTTATATATAGCCCTTCTGGGGAAACATGTAAATCTACAGCTTTACCAATTGGCTTACTATACTGATGATTAAATAATACTATAGGGTTCTTTTTATAATTAGTCAAACCCCCTGTCTTAGTCCAGGCATCTGCTTGAATAATATCGCCTACTCTATCCATTGTAGTCGTACTAGCCATCCCTTCTATAAGAATTGATCCGTCGGCTTCTCCTGAAGCTTTGAATATTGAATCTATAAAAAAATTCTTAATCATTTCTTACTCTTAGCAACCTTTGGAGCCTCGACTTCGGGATCTACCTCGACTTCGGGATCTACCTCGACTTCGGGCTCTGATATTATTTTCGCGTCTAGTTCTGGATAATACTTAGCTATTCTTGCTTTAACTCTAGTCCAGGAACCCCCAGTAACTCTCTTTAATACTGCGGCGCTAACAGGAGCGTCCATCTGTTCCTTATACTCTTGATAAGTCATGTACCTACCCTTGGAAGCAAAGTATTCTGCAACCTGTTTTAAAACAATGCCTCTCATAATTCTCCTTTAATCAATGGGATACGATCCCTTTAAGTAGCTGGTACGTTTCTAAAAATACCCACACTGGCGGCTAACGGGGATGCCATATATGAATGGCCCTTGATTACGGG